GTGTTTAAGGTGGTTGGCTATACGGTTGAAACTGGCTGGAACCTGTGCGGGGTGCATTGCACGGAAATCAACGCACGCGCCACGGCCAGTTCGATCGCTCGCGATTTCCAGATCGTGGCCGTGGTGCTCGTTCGCGATCCGGCACACAACCCGCATATGGAAGTGATTTAGGCCACCGTGCCGCATCCCGAGAGGTTGCTCGACGTGTCCGAGTTCCGCACCGCCGCCCTTGCCCTTTAACCCCTAACGAGTCTCTAAATGCTATTCCCGATCAAACACGCCACATGGCAACAGCTCCGAGTGATCGCGCGCGCGAAGGGCAAGGCCGTCCTCGGCCGCGATATCCGGATCGTACCGACCCGCTTCACGAAGTCGGGGGAGTTCCTCGACGAGCTGATTGAGGCAGGCTTAATTGAACGTGCCGAGGGGAAGCCTATTGCGGGAAACGAGCCGGTGCAGTTCCGCACCCTCTACAAGCTCACGGAGAAAGGCCGCCACGCCGCGGAGTACGGTGAATACGAGCGCGAGCGCCAACCACAGCAGACGCCGGCTGACGCAAGATGCGTCCCCGGTCGAACCTCACCCTTCCGGGTGGGGAACGCTACTCGCCTCGGGCATGGATGCTCGGGGCGGGTTGTTTCGTTGAAATCGCTTGATTTCGGCGAACCGACGCTTGATGATCTTGTGCTTGGAATTCCTATGCCGAGGTCGCCATGCTGCGGTTCTGTTCCGTTCTTTGCTCCACCATGTTCGCGTTCATCTGTCTCGCCTGCGCCCTGCCCTCGAAACCGAGCAAGCCTTTAGAGAAGGGATCGCCCGCGCCCGAAACAGATATTGTGCAAGGAAACATGATGCGCGTGGGGGCCTGCGAGGTGAGCATGCTTCGAGCGGTGCGGGGGAAAGTGCCGATCAAGACGCCCTTCGGCTTGGAGGACGAGAGGTCGCAAGAGGACGTGTTCACGATCTACTTGCAAATCAAGAACGCCACCGCCACAAAGAAGGTCGAATACAAGCCGTGGAGCGACCTTGTTTCGTTCAACTTGCCGCCATCGCTCAAGGATAACTTTGGCAACACTTACAAGAGGACGTCCTTCGGCCTTGGCACCAAGCCAGTGGGAGTCGCTGAAGGAACCTCCTCAATTCACCCGGGCAAGTCATTAACCGATACGCTCGTGTTCGAGATCCCTATCTCCAACGCGACTTACCTTGAACTTGAGCTTCCCGCAGAAGCCTACGGCGACGAAGGGAAGGTACGATTCCGCATTTCACTCCCGCCCGCCCCGAAGTCTGCCAAGTAGCGTCATCCAAAACGCAACGGGCTGTGGGGTCAACCCCGCGGCCCGTTGCGTTGATGTGCCGATGTCTACCAGTCGCCTAACACCTCACCACCAGTTGGCGTGACAGCTCCCCAGAAAACAGACTCGTCCACGCGGGGGGAAATAGTCCGGTAACTGCCGTCAGCCAGAATGACCGACAACCCACTCTCAAAGAGAGCCTGCGGTACCCGGAAATCGCAACTCTCAAGTGGTGGCCGAAGCTGAAATGTCATACCCGGAATCGACGCAACTGTTCGCCCCGGCTGTCCCGAAGGAACTGGGGCCACATTGGTATACATCGGTGCGTCCGCGAAAGTCGCGCGGTGGCGCAGTGGCTTGTTGCACGGGACAGGGTTGGGGTTACCGTTTTCCAGACACACGGTACCAGTTATGCTCCATGTGAACCCAGGGAACCCGCATCTCGCATAGTGGTGTGTGAATAGAAGTGTGCCCGACAGTCCGTCCGCAAACGTGTTCTGAAGGTCTGCCCCTGGTTGAAAAGCCCGTGCGTTAGCGGCGTAGCTCGTGTCTCCGAGATCATCAGATTCCGCCCGCGCCTGCGTTAATGTGAACGCGGGATCGGCGGGCGCCTGAAAAAATTTAGGGTGATACCATTTGGCACTCGCCGAATCCATTGGCATGTGCTCTAGGTGTGGCAGCAGAGACATTAGCACAGACTCGCCCTTAGAAGGGGCCGCACCATCCACGTTGGGCAATTTACCGTCTCGAGTGCCTGCGAACCCGTGAACGGCAATCCCAATTTGACGTAGGTTGTTGGCCTCCTGAATCCTCGCGGCCGCTTGACGGACTTTCTGCACTGCGGCGAGCATGAATCCGATGAGGACGGCCAAGATAGCCACGACAACAATCAATTCCAATAGGGTAAAACCCGACCTCGGCTGGCGCATGTGCCCATCCTTAAGGGTGTGAACACGACCGGCCCCACGATGGGGCCGGCGATCACCGATTGTCAAGGAATCGTCACGTTGAGGACGACCCCACCATTCGAGGCCAGTTTGTTCGCTCCTTGGAATGCGTCTGCGGTTCCACTCGTGACTTTCGTCCCGGTCGGCTCACCGGTGGCAATATTCCACGTATATGAACCACTGGCAGACAGTGGAGCCTGAGCTGTTCCCTGAACTTGAAATCCCGTTCCAATTAGAACGGGTTTGTTCGCAACCGTTTTCGAGATGCCACCGACAACAAGATCTACGCCGGTGCAGTTCGTCCAATCAATGGCCGCAACGACTTCACCTTGCTTCGATCCGGCTTTGGGAAATCCGGTCGAGAAGACACAGGTCGCGGCGGGAGCTGGAACGGTGGTTCCCGTAGTAGGTGTGCCCGGATCCCCTTGTGCCAGCAACCCAGAGCAAAGCAAAAACAGGGCGCTCATGAGCACCTTCACTCGAAAATTCGCCATGCAGAACTCCGAAAAACGTGGTGTCGAATCCTTGCGCGATTTGAAGATGTGGGAGAGGTTGAGGCACTTTAAGGTCGGTTACTACGCATGTCAATCCCGGCATTGAGCATTTAATAAACTTATAAAATACAAATCGACAATTTGAAAAACAACAACATATTAATTATTGTATGATTTTATCATAACGGCCCACAAAATCCTTTGGCGTGAGCCGTTTTTGGTTCACCCAAGTCGCCATTTACGCCTTGGCGCTGGTGTCAATCACTGGCTCGCTTACTTCGCTGGTGAAGTCCGGCAGGGGTGGGAGCTTCACTCCGAACAGCGCGGCAATGACCGGCCCCCACTTGAGAGCCAGCTTGAGCAAGGTACCGTCGCCGAGCGCGGTGAACTGCCGGCCGTCGCCACCGCCGAGGTTCACGTTCAGGTGCAGGTGCAGCATTACTTGTCCTTTGAGGGATCAGGTGAGGGGAAAACCTGAACCACGGGAGTGATCCCATCAACTCCCGAGGTCACCAGGATCACGGGCGGGGGAGGAAGAGGGACTTCCTTCCCGAGCCACCGCTGTGCGAGCGCGGAGGCGATCGACAGCGCGAGGATCGCAGAGGCATACAGAGCCCAGTCCTTCAGTCGTTCGGCGTAAGTCTTCGATTCGGCCACGGGGTCACCTCTTGAACAGAAGCGATGCGGTCCAAAACACGGCAAATACCAGCGCCCCGAGCACGAACCCAAGGGGCGATACTGACGCTGGAATCACGGCCAGAACAAATGCGAATTCAATGAGGTAGAGCGGCGTGGTCGCAACGCCCGGATTCGGCCCCGCGTGTTCGAGCTTCAGGAACACGTGTGACAGCAGCGCATCTCCGAGCCGCGCCCCCATCAGCGCCCCGAGGCAGAACGCGGACCCGCAGAGGTATCCGCCAAGTGCGAGCAAGATCAGCACCGCCGCCAGCTCTGAGAACAAGATCACGCCGAGGAGATCGTCGATCCCACGCCCGAAGTGGCGCCGGTAGTAGCACCAGAAGGGGCCGCCGTCCCCGATTACTTCCTCGGTCGTGTGGCCCACGGTGAACGCGATCGAAAAGGCGCACAGCACCCATTCGAGCGGGACGAATGCGAGAGCGACAAACACCAGGTCCACGGCGTTACCTCATGAGTTTGAACAGCTCGAGCAATCCGACCGTCGAGAGCACCCCGCCACACACACCGACCACGAACCACACGTCCGGCCCGCGTGATCGCTCGAGCCTCGGCACGGCCGAGGGCAGGCACCGGGCCTCGGCACCGGTCGCCACGATCACCGGGAGCGGGTGACCGCACCCGGCGCACGGCCACAACGGGGGCGGCCAGTTCGTGCGCGTGTTGAACTTGTCACACCGATGGCACGCCACCCCGATCACGCGGGCTCACCTCACTTGAGGGTCGTTACCGACAGCTCCCGGCGCGTCGGCATGTCCACCGGCTCCCACACGTTGACGGGGCCGATGCCGGCGTCCGGGATCTCAATTGGCGTCCAAGTCTCCGTTCCGCTCGCGCCGGGCCGGTACTTGCGGGCTACCTCGGCCGAGCAACCCCACACGCGGGCCTTCTGGCCCTTCGCCGTCGTGCAGCACACGCACGAGATCAGCTCGCCCGTGTCGTCGCGGAAGATGCCGCCCCCGCTGTCACCGCTCGACACCGACAGCGACATTTGGAGCTGACCGTTGCCGTCCTGCGCGAACGTGATCTCGCCGTCCTCGCGGTTGCCCGGGTTGTCCACCCCGTACCCCTTGTGCCAAATCTTGGTCCCAACGGGCGGGTTGCTCGCCGCGATCTCCGCGAACGGCAGGTCCGCAAGCGTGGCGTCCTCGGTCGTGAGCCACGCGCAGTCCGGGGTCTCGTAGATGCTCCCCACCTTGATCGCGAGCTTCCGGCCGTCCGGGAGCGTCATGGAACCTTTCGCCCCGACGCCCACGTGGGTGACACAGTGCGCCGCGGTGAGCACATCCCACTTCCCGTCAGCCCTGCGCGGCCCGAGCACCGTGGCCGTGCAACCCGCGTTACCGAATTGGATCTTGCCGAGGGCCGCGACCGGGTTCGCCTTGGGCTTCACCGGCGGTTGCGGTGTGGGCGGGATAATCGGGGGCGCCTTGTCGCAACAGCTCTCGATTTCCACCGACATCGCTTGCTCGTCCACCGAAATCGCGCCATCGGCCCCGGTGGTGATGACCAGCGCCTCGATCTGGTAGGTACCCGGGGGCGCGGCGAACTCCAGAATCCCCCGCGGGGTCGTCGCTCGCTGCACGTCCTGCGATGGGTACACGCGCCAGATGATCCCGGCTTTAGCATCCAGCCCCGTCGCCTTCACGCGCACGAGCTGATACGGCTTGTACTTCGTCGGCCCCTCGAGCGCGAGCTTTTGCGGGAGCGGCTCGGGAACGAGCATCCGGTCCGGAGCGGCCGACACGACGGGTACCGCGAGGAGCAGCGCCAGGAGCACGAGCAGACGAGCGCGGAACATGAGGGTTGGCCTCGTGGGTCAAAGTGGGTACGCGAGCCGCAATAGGAAGTAACGATCATGCTACTCGAAATCGATCGGTAAAACCTATCGTAATGACCAAAAAAACACGAACCCGTCCCCGCCCTGTGTTAAGCCGTGCCGAGGGGCACGTGCGGGGACGTGTCGTGAACGTGAACGCTCACGTCCCAACCGCTCGCCGCGCTGTCGGTCCGGCGCTTGATCTGGTCCCGGCACGCCTGCCACTTCTGTTGCAGCTCGCGCGTGGTCCGGAGCGCCCGGCGCAGCTCGGCCGTGAGCCGGTCGTATTCCTCGAGCAGCTCCGCGCCGCTCTTGATCGGGACGGGTGACGTCATTCGATTCCCCTTCACGGTTCCAGTGTTTTCAGTTCGCCCCGCGCACCATCGCGCGGTAGCTCACCGCTCGCTCGTCCCCCAAGTTCCCGGGCGCCGTGAACGTGATCGTCGCCACGTACACGGCCCCGATCGTGAGCCCGGCCAGGTCCGCGGCCGGGATCTGCGCCCGATACAGACCGGGCTTGCCGGTCACGAACGGCATGGGGCCGCTCGACACGACCGCGCCACCAGCCAGCGCCAGGGAGTAGGCGCAGGTGCCATCGTTAATGAACGCGCCGGCCTGGGTGCGCGCGTCGGCGTACTCGAGCAGGTGCGGGCAGTTACGGTAGATCGGTTCCATGCGCTCACATCGGGGTCAGGCGGACGGAAGCGGTGACGGAAGGCACGGCGCGCACCGTGGCCGAAACCGCGGGCACGAGCCGAACGGACGCGAACACGGGCACCTTGGGCGTCGGGGCCGGACCAGCTCCACCGCCGCCGAGCCCGAACAGGTTGAGGACCGCATTGAGCCATCCACCGACCATAGTGCCCTCACTTGTACAGCACGTTTCCCATCACGTCGTTCACCGGGAGCGCGGTCGCGTCGTTGTCGGCCACGCCCGCGGTGACCCGGATGCCGATCCCGGTTCCGAACGTGATGCCCGGGGGAACCGTGTCCACGAACCCGCCCACGGCCGTGTTCCCGGGCACCATGCACCGATAGTTCGGCGTGTCGCTCGTGCTCGGCGTGGTCGTCTGGTTGTACAGCCGCACGTACACGGGCGAAGCGTTCTTGTTGAAGAACCTCAACCCGTACACCTGGCCCGCGCTCGCCTTGATCGCCGCGGCCTGAACCGCCGCGGTCGAGAGGAACGAGTACGGGGTGGTTCCCCCGGACGTCCCCGCGATCGCCTGCGCCGGGACCACGTCGTCGGTCGCGATCGTCACGCGCTGGGTGCCCGCGGACCGGGCGCCCGTGCCCATCGCCACCGCCTGGCCCCCGAGCTGCGCCAGGTTCGTCACGGTCGCGCACGTGGTCAGCGTGGTGACCGTCCCCACGGTCGTGACCGTCGCGAGCGTTTGGGCCGCCGCGATCGTGATCGCCGGGAGCGTGAGCACGTCCACGTCGCCGATGTTGTTCGTCCCGGCCGGGAGCGCGGCCCCGAGCGTGACCGCCGGGGTTCCCGTGATGCTCACCGACCAGGCACCCGACTGCGTCACCGCGTGCGTCGGGACCGAGGCGAGCGACACGGGCACGGCCGAGGCGCGGAGCTGCGTATCGGTGAGCGGGCCGGACACGGGCACGGTCCCGGAAACGCCCACGGTCCACGCGCCCGATTGCGTTACCGCGTGCGTGCCGACCGTGAGCGTACCGGCGAGCCGCGAGTCGATCGACTCGAGCACCGCCCCCTGCGCGGCTTGCAACGTGGCCGTTGCCGCCCCGGTCGCCAACGGGATCGCGGCGAGCGACACGGCCCACGTCGCCCCGGTCTGCTGATGCACGGGCACGCCGTGCTCCGCGTCCACCGGGGTGTACGGGCCGTTCAGCGGGCCGAACGCGATCGCCCCGAACGGCATGATCCGGGCCTGCGAATCGGTGTCCGTGAACGAGTCGGTCGCGAGTACCGCGCCGCCCGAGCCCGGGTTCAAGGTGAGTCCGTCGAACGCCATGACTTAGGCTCCAATGATGTACCCGCCCGTTGATCCGCCCCCGCCGCCCGCGTCCTGGTGCTGAAGCGCCCCGATGTCCCGGTAGTTCGCACCAACCCCGCCCGGGAACGTCACCGGCAGCGCCAGCGCGCGCAACAGGGCGCCGGCGCCAGCGGTCGCGTTGAGCCGGAAGTCCCCGCCCGCCGCGTTCACGAACGCGGACCCGCTCAGGCCGATCGGGTCCAGGTCGCGGATGTTCCCGCCGCTGCGCCCCGACGAGTTCCCGAAGTCCGCACAGTTGACGACGAACGGGTTCGACGAGTTCCCCACGTACCCGCTCACCAGGTTCGCCTCGGCGATGCAGTTGTACGCCGCACTCTCGGCCGCGTTCGACAGGTTGAACCCGTTCCGCGCGTTGCCGTAGGCGATACAGTTCCACAGCTTCCGGCTCGCCGAAAACCCGTCCGTGTTTACCCCGGTGTTGTTGAACGCGATACAGTCCCGGGCGCTGGCCACGAACTGGAACGGGGTCGCGCTGTTGTTCCACGCCACGCACCCGATCCCGTGGTACACCTGCGCCGCCCCCGCGCCCGAGTTCCCCGTGAACTCGCCCAACGCGCACTCGGTGATGCCCGTCGCCGCCCCGTCCGTCACCGCCCCGTTGGTGAAGTTCTGGAACCGGCACCGCCACGTGCTCCCCCGGTGCGTACACCCGCTCCCCAGCGTGATGTTGTTCCCGTCGAAAATGATCGACTCGAGCAGCGCGTAGCTCGTGCTGGAGACGATGTTCGTGCTCGACAGGCTCGAATCGAGCTGCATCGTCGGGCGGTTCGCGTCCCAGTTGCGCAAGCGTCGGCTCGTGTCGTAGCCCGAGTAGGACACGCCGTTGACCGGCGAAATCCGCCCCCCGGCAACCGAAATCGTCGCCGACGTGATGACGAACGGGAGCGCGTTGTACTTGTAGAAGACGATGTTCCCGGACACGAGCACGGTGTTGAACGCGCCCCCCGGGGACGCGAGCGCCCCGCCCATTTTCAGGGTCGCGCCGGTACCCACGTTCAACCCCGTCGAGGCGTCCACAACAACGGTTGTTGCGTTGGTGCGCGAGAGGATCTGCACGTACCGGCGCGTGATGGACGCGCTCCCGCCCTCAATGCAGATCCCGTTACCCACGCAGTTCGCGGGGAAGTTCGCGCTGGCGCTCGTGATGGTCGTCGTGGCGTTGGTCACGGCGTCGGTCACCGCGATCTGGGGCGCCGCCTGCTGGGAATAGTCCACATTCCCGGTGCCCAGAGCGTTCGTGTTGAAGCTACCCCCGTTCGAGTCGTCCCCGTCTACGCGCACTTCCCACACCGTGTTCGCGTTGAACGCCATGATTCACCCCACCAGGTAGGAACGGGGGTTGACCGCGATCTTCCGGACCAGGGGGCCGAGCTGGTCGTTCGCGGCAATCATCCCCTTGACCACCACGAGCACCCGCAACAGCGCGATCACGTCGTGGTTCGTGAGCTGCACCCGCGCGTTGTCGTCGGTCCCGGTGATGCCCTGCGCGGGCACCGCCTGGTAGTCGCTGGGCTCCCACGGCTCGGCCCGCAGGAGCGCCGCGTCCGTGGTCCCGAGGGCCGCCGCGAGCCCCTGGCCCACTACCGCGTCGAGGGCCGCCGTGGGGACCGAGAGCACCCCCGCGAGTAGGTCCGCCGTGGTCCGGACCGTCTCGTCCGTGAACCGCCGCAATACCGGGTTGTCGATCATGAGCGCTCTCCGTTAAGCCGCGAACGGGCGAACCCGACAGATCACGTCCTCGCACCACACCGGCCCGTCCGGGTACTGCGCGCACGTGGTCGCCGCGAAATCACAGTCCCCGGTGTACCGCATCCCGTACCGCCCGAGCTTCTCCGGGTCGTTGGGAAAGACCAGGCACGGCGTCCCGAGGTTCCCGGCCGTCAGCACCGGGCGCTCCGGGCGCCAGATGAGCGGGGCCGTCGGGTGCCCGCTCATGCGGAAGATGTGGGGCCGGTCCGGGTTCGTCCGGAGCCGCGCCCGCACGCGCGCGATCGCGCCCGGGGTGTACTCGTCGTCGTCGTCCAGTGCCATCACGTGCGTGCCCGACGCCTGGCGCGAGTCGAGTACCCAGTTCCGCGCGTGGTGCCCCCACATGCCGCGGGTAGTTGGGTTCTCGAGGTACTTCCCGGGCAACCCCGTCTGCGCGAGCAGCTCGGCCGCGACCGGGTGCGGCCCGTCCCCGACCACGAGCACCTCGTCGCCCGGTTCCCACAACTGGCCCCGGAGCGAACGGAGGGTCCGGGCGAGCGTCGGGCGCGCCACGGTCGCGATCACCAGTGAGAGCCGAATGTCACCCATGCTTGTACAGCCCCGCGTTGAAATCCCGCTCCCACCCCTCGCACGTGAAATCGTCCGGGAGCGCCACCCCGAAGCGCGCCGCGAACGCCCGGTACTCGTCCACCGTGCTCGAGTGGTGCCACAGGAACGCGCCGGACTGCTCGCGCGCCATCGGCACCAGCTCCCACGGCCAGTACGCCCCGCCGAGGTGCTCGCGGATCAGCTCCGCAATGAGCGTCTCGGCGTCGTACCCGGCGGCCCGCTCGAAGTAGAACGGGCGCGGCCGGTAGAACTCGAGCGCGCTCGGTTCGGTCCACTCTTTCACCCGCATGAGCACGATCTCGGTGCGGACCGGCCAGCGCGGGTGATCGCACTTCCGGGTCGCCGTCGCCAGGTCCGCCAGCTCGAGCGCCTTGGCCCCGTCTTGGAGCCAGAACGGGGCCGTGGGGATGAACCGTTGCGACAGCTTGCACACGTACTCGAGCCCGCGCTCGCGGCCCCACCGGGCGCCCTTGTGGAACGCGGCAATATCGCCACCGCCGTGCCCGATGCGATCCGGGTTCGTGCTCAGCTCCACACCCGGGTACTTCGCACAAATGCGATCCAGGTCCGCGTGAATCCGCGGGTCGTCGTTGCTGATGAGCACCGGGACCGGGCCGCACGTCTCGCGCACGGCCCGGATCTGCACCTCGGCGAGCGCGGCCCATTTGTACACGCCCACGACAACCCCGCACGCGGGATCTCCGGCGCGGGGAATATTCGGTGGAATAATTGCGGCCGCTTGTGCCCGGGGCGCGTCCGGGTGATGGTCGCACGTGGCGCAGGTCCACAGCCCGGACTTCTCGTTCCCGCGCGTGCATCGCCCGTCGTCGTTGCCCGCGTGGTTGCAGAAGTACGTGCGCCGCGCCTCGTTCGGACCCGCGCACGTGCTGCACTCGGCCACCAACGCGCCTTGGAGCGGGCACGGGGATCGCAGCACGGGTAGCGAGACTCGTTGCAACCCGGTGGGGCGTGGGGCCGGGCCGATCATGGGCACGCCCGCGGCCTTCCGGTCCGCGGTGCGTTGCTTGTAGTGGGCTACCCTTCCCATTCGAGTTGCCCCCGCACGTGGAACCATCCGAAGTCACCGGCCGCGTTCCTCAGCCGGTTGCGCGTCAGTGTCGCATCGCAGTAATCGACCCCGCCGATCGAGTACACGCCCTGTGCGCTCGGGCCGCCCGGGATCTGAACGAACGTGACGCACGACGAGTAGTTGATTTCAACCGCTCCCGTGTACCCGCCGAACGACGCCGACGGGGTTTTCCACGTGCCCGAACCGGAATCGTAGTCCAGGTAAATCCACTTGCCGACGTCGGCCAGATACGCGCCCGAGCTGCCCGTGATGAACTCGATCGCGATCCGGTCCTGAACCTTCATTGAGGTGATGCCGCCGCACGGGGCGATCGTGTGCGTGCCGTTGTCCGGGCACCCGGGCGTTGCCACCTTGCGCAACCGGAACTGAATGCTGACGGGTATCGTGAGTGCGGCCCCGAAGTTGATTTTGACCGTCCCGCCGGTCGGGAGTGAAATGCACCGGTGCCCGCTAACGGCACCCGTGTCTTTGTCGCCACCAAACACGCCCGGGCCGTAGGCGGGCGGATAAAAGTCTTCGGTGCAATTGGTGTACACGACGCCCATATTTGCGCCGTATTCCGGGTTCGAGTCGCAAGCGGCTTCGAGGACATACGGCGGGTCCGTCAATTGCTGAATCAGTGCGAGACCGGCTCCCCCGGCCGGCGCGGAGAAGTTGTACCAGACGCCCTCTTCCAGATCGCTTCGCGTCGTCGAGCACTCGCCGCCGACGGCGTTCGTCGCACACTTTGAAACAGCGACGTTCTCCGTCCGCCACGGACCGCTCACGACTTCGATCTCATCGTCCCCGCACGCCTCCCCCTGGTCCAGCCACACCGCCGCCGGTTCGTCCTCGGTGCCCGCGTCTTTGACGCAATACCACCCCTCCGGGCACCCCTGGCACACCTTCAGGTAGAGCACCCGCGAGCACACGTCGTCCGGGTCTTCCACGAAGTCCGGGTAGAAGTCCTTGCGGCGGAACGCGAACGTCACGCACGGGCACACCGAGCAGTCCTTGCGCCCCACTTTCGCGACCGCCGAGGGCAGCCCCGAGGTGAGCGACAGCGACGGAACCGACGGGTCGAACGAGACCGTGTACACGATCTCGTTAATGGTGATCTTCAGACCGATCTCGACCGCCGGCGCGGTGCCCCCGATCTCCTGAATGGTCCAATAATCCTCGGGCTTGGCCGCGACGAGCCACCCGTCCCCGTTGCAGTCGAGGCCACTACCGCCACTACCGGACCCATTCCCCAACGCCGCGAACGCGCGCGGGCGCCGCTTGCTGTCGCTCACGACGTCGCCCGTCAGGAGCGCGCTGTAGACGCGCCCCGCGGTCGGCTTCACGGACGCGCCGTTCGTTCCGAGCAGCGTGAGCAGGCAGTCGGTTCGTTCCTTCACGGCGACCACGGCATTCGACCCCAGGGGCAGGATCTTGGCCGGGTAGCACTGATCGCGCACAGCGTCGCCACCGATCGGCGTCGCGCTCGTGCAACGGACGAGCACCCACGGGGCCGGCGAGGGCCGCGGCGGGCCGGCGCGCAGTGTGGCCACGGCGCCCTGGTTCCCCAGGAGCCGCATGAGCCGGTCGCGCGTCTGTTGCGTGAGCAAATAATCCACGGCGCGTCTCAGAACGGGAGCAGGGCGTTAAAGTCCACGATGTTGGTCTGGCGCGGCACCCCGCGCAGGAACACGGGCGGCTTTCCCCGGGCAGCAGCGCGCCATTGCCGTCCAGGAGCTGCGGTTGCGTGAACGCCTGCCCGGACTCGTCCTTAAAGGTCTCACCCTTCAAAAAGACGCTCCCGGTGAACGGGTCTTCGGCGTACCAGAACCGCCCGTAGGCCGCGTCGAGGATGCGCTTGTCCCACGTGTCCTTGTTCAGCGCGATGGTGTACGTCGCCTCGACGAACGCGAACCCGTTCTCGTACTTGTTGGCCGTTTCGAGGCTGATGATTTTCGCGCACCGGGGCGGGATGCCGCGCCAGGCGATCGCGTTCACCGCGTTGTAGAGCGTGACCAGGTACTCGAGGCTGACCGAGGCCAGGTTGATCGTAACCTGGAGAACGGGCTTACTCACCTCGGTCATCACGGGCGGGTCGAACGGGAACCCGCCGCTCGACGCGACCCCCTCATACGCCCGGTCCTCGGGCCGGCCGAGGTATTCCGCGAGCCCCTTGTAATACCCCCACGCGGCCGCGGCCCCGACCCACCCCCATTCGGCGGACCCGTCGAGGATGCCCGAGGTGGCGTTCCCGCTCGGCCCGTTCGACCCGCAGGTGCCCGCGACCGTACACTTGTAAACCTTCGCGTCCTTGATCCGGTACGCCCCAAGCGCGACCGCGCTGAACGCGGACCAGGCGGCCGGGGTGTCGGCGATGCCGAGCCCGGTCCCGGCCGGGCCGCCGCCCGAGCCCGCACTCACACACACACCGGCGCCGGTCATCACGTACACGTTGCCGCCGTTCGAGGTAATCTCGCCGGGCGTGTACACAGTGTTCGCGGCCCACGCTGCCACGGCGGGCGTCAGGATCTGCCCGTCGGCGTCCACGGGGCGCCACTCGTTAACCACCTCATTGCTGTCCTGGCCCGTAATGCGCCACTGCGCCGGGCGCAGGAGCGGGTTCTCGGGGAACGCGGCCGGGTCGCCAGGGGTGAGCGTACTCCCGTCCACCGGGTTCACCGACTGCGCCATTTCGGGCCGGGAGTCGTAAGAGACGGTCACGTACCAGAGGTACGGCGAGTCGTCGCTCTGTTCGGGCTCGAGGGACACGACGACCGCGACCGCGTCGGTCGGGTACGACTCGCCCAACCCCGGGAGCCCGGGCGCGTTGCCCACCACCTGGACGCCGTCGTGCGGGTCGTCGGTGATGACCTCGTACCGGCTCGTGTACGTGCGGTGCTTGTCCAGGGTGTCCTGGCCCCCGCGCCCGGTGAACAGTAGTTCGCACGACAGTACCGCCATCACGTCCTCCCGATCTTGCCGAGCCGGTCGGCCATCCGCTTCTGCTGGTCGAGGGACTTCTCCGCGACCTTCTTCGTTTCTTTGGCCACGTCGAGGTGCTTCTTCGCCGTGTCCTCGGGGCCGTACAGCGCGCGCATCTGGTTCTTCAGGACGAGCGAGTACGCTTCCTTGCTCCCCTTCTCGAGCGCCTCGCTCAGCTTCCACGACGAGGGCGTTTCGTCTTTCTTCTCGCCGAACTCGCCCTCGATCCGGGCCTTACGGTTGTCGCGGCGGGCCGAGATGATCTTGTCGTCGAGCCACTTGTTGAACTGCTCCGCGGTGCGGCCGAACGTCCGGAACTGCTCCTCGCCCCACGCCTGCATCCGTTGGCTCGCGGTCCGGCCCATCTCCTTCCACTTGTCGCCGAACGTCTTCAGCCCCCGGAGCGATTCGTTCATGATCCCGTTGCGCTCGGCGAACTGGACGAGGCCCTCGGTGATGCCGTTGAACTGGTCCCCGAGGGCCACGAGCGCCTCCATCACCTTGGCGATCCCGATCGCAACGGACCCGGCCCCGGCCCGGATCACGTCCCATGCGTTCGCGCCGGCGACGCCGATCGCGCGGAACACGTTGACGATCACCTGCTCGGCCTTGGGCCACTCCTTCGTGAACCCGAACAGTTCCGTCGCCCAATCCGCGAGCACGTCGATTGCCGCTTCGATCCAGGTGACGATTTCTTCGATCGCCGGGACCACGAGCGACACGATGCCGTCCCACGCGATCCCGGCCACCCACTTGACCGTTTCCCACGCGCGCTCGAGCCAGTCGAACACGGGCTGCACCCGGGGCTGGATGCGCGCCCACAGGCGCGCCGCGAGCGCGGACGCGCCGTCGAAGAACGAGCGCATCCCCCGCCACACGCGGTCGAACCCCGCGGAGATCAGGTCGAACACGGGCTGCATGGCCTTGAGCGCGGACGTGCCGAAGTCGGCGAGCATCTCGAGCCCGGGCGCGAACGCCACCGAGAGGGACCGCCACAGTTTGTCGCCGAGCGTTTGGAGCTTGCCCCACGCCGCGGTGGTCGCCTGCGCCTTCTTCATCTCCTCCGTCGAGACCGCGAACGACGCCGCCATCGCCTGGAGTTGCTCCGGCGTCTTCTTCAGGAGCGGCACCAGGTACTTCCCGCCGTCATCGCCAAAGGCGTTCATCAGGTACCGCTGCTTATCCACTGACGGTGCCAGCTTGCTCAGCGCGTCAAAGATCTGCATGAACTGCTGATCGGTTCGGAGCTTCATGAACTCGTTTGCATTGAGTCCGAGCCCCTTGAACGCTTCCGAGGCCACTGTGGTCCCTCGGGCCGCGTCGGACGCGAGTTTGCCCATCGTGACGAGCGACTCGAGGAACTCTCGCGTGTCCTCGCCGACCGACTTCGCCACGCCCGCCATCCCGGTGAACTGCTCGGCCGTGAGCCCGAGGGCCTCGGCAATGTCGCCCTGTTTGCTCGTGTCGGAGAGCGTGCTCAGCATCCCGCTGACCAGATCCTTCGCCTTACTCACCGCACTGGTCACGGCCGAACCGATCGCGCCCCCGATGGCCGCCCCGACCGGCCCGCCGATCGCGGTCCCGAGCGTGGCCCCGAGCCCCGCGAGCGCGCCGTTGCTGGCCCCGTTGAGCCCGGCGATTTGACCCGTGAGGCCCTTGGTTCCGGTCGAGACGAACTTGCCCGAGGCGTCGCGCATCCGCCCGTTGACGTCCCGGCTCCACTTGTCCATGTCCTTGGCCGACTTCGCGAGCCCGGCCGTTAGGCCGTCCGCGTTGGTGGTCAGGATCGCCGACCCGGACGCGATCGCGTTGTACGCCATGTCATTTCCGGGGGTTGAGCACCTTGGGCGCCGGCCCCGGACGGTCCGGGGTGGGTAGTTCTTTTTGCTTCTTCCGGTCCGGGCGCGGGATGTACCGCACCTTCGCTCCGGGCAGGGCCGACAGTTGCGCGGCGAGCACCTTCATGCTGACGCGCTGGGGGCCGAATTTCGGGATCAGGTGTTTCGGTTCCACCTTCGAGCCCATCGCCCGCGCCGTCGCGACGCCCGCGAGCGCGGTCCCGGCCTCGAGCCGGTCCACCGGGAACCCGTGCCGGTCCCGGTACGCCTTCCAGAACGCGAACTCCGCGGCCGACATCGCGAGCACGTCCGGGAGCGACTTGTGCAGGGCCAGGCACAGGTCGCCGACGAACGCTAGCTCGGGGTCGTCGGCGATTGCCCCTTTCCCGGCTCACCGGAACCCTGACCGTCGAGACCGTTGCGCCGGGTGATCTCGAGCGCGATCGCGTCCACGAGCGGGCCACCGAACTGGTTCAGGTCAGTCGGTTCGAGGAGCGCGACGCCGGTCTCATCGCATAGAGCCATCAGCACGAGACGGCCCTGAAGCGCGAGCCCGCTGCCCTGCTCCTGGGCGTGCTCCCGCCCCCACGCGAACAGCTCCTGTCGCTCCCCGTAGGAGAGAGGCCGGAGCAGGCACGTGAACCCGTCGAACTCGAACGGCACCGGTTTCCCCCGCGCCGCTCGTAAAACGTCGTCCTTCGTCATGACCGCCCCCGTGTGTGGTTCCCCGGACCGGTACAATTACGCGCCGGCGACGGTGACCATCGTCTCGAACTCGGTGATCTTGTCGGCCTCGAGCGAGTCCGTCTTGTTGGCCGTGATGATCCCGGGGACGGTGATTTCCGTGTCCCCGTCGTCGTCCGGGACCGTGATTTTGAAATTGTTCGTCTGCCGGTTTTCCCGGATCGTCTCTAACCGCGCGAACTGTGCGTGCGTGAACTGTTGCTTGATCGAGAACTCGCCCCCGTCCTTCAGGGTCGCGATCTTCCGGATCACGGCTTGGGGCAGGTCGAGGCGCTTGCTCTCCGCGATCCCGGTCGTTCGGGCGGGAACGCCCAGCGAGGTAATCATGGGAAGCTCGACGAACGTCCCGTCCGCGGACCCGTTACCCGAATCGTCGATCTCGCACGTGGCCCCGAAGCCAATGCTCTCGTCACCGACTGCCATAACTCACCTCACGTTGGCGGCTTGAAAAACAGCCGGAATGTCTGCCCGCTCACCTGTCGGGGCTGGGCGTCATCGGTGACCAGCTCGTCCCCGTCGCCCTGGGTGAAACACCCCTGAACCCCGTTGGCCCGGTCCCGCCACGGCGCGACCCCGGTCGCCTTGTTCCCGCACAGCGCCGTTACGACCGCGACCAAAAGCGCGTCCGCGTCGGCCTGAGTGTCCGCGTAGCACTCGACCCGCACGTCGTGCGGTTGGAGCGCCGATCGCGCGCCGAGCGTCGTCACGTCGGCCCCGCCGGCCCGGAAGTACACGACGTAGGCGCCGGTCGTGTCCTGGGTCGGCTTCGACGGGTACACCTTCGTACCCACGAGCGCGCCGACCGCGGTATCGTTCAGGAGCCGTTGGGCGAGCGCCTCGCCCCAGTTCGCCGGTGCCGGCATCACGTGCCCCCGAGTTTCGAGCGGATCTTCGCGCCCTGGCGGTCGATTTCCTTCTGCGTCGCCGTCCCCATCGCCTTCAGCGCCGCGGCCCCGGCCGGCCCCTTGACCGTTTCCCACGCGCGCTTGCGGTACGGGTTCTTCTTCGCCCCCGGGTGCTTGCCCGTGGTCTGCCCGGTCCGCACGATCGCCTTGCGGCGCTTCGTGGCGTCGCGCCCGAGAGACTCGCCCTTGCCGAGCGCGTGGGGCCGGGTGCCCAATTGAACCAGGTGGTCGTAAAACGCGGGCACCACGCGCTGAGCCTTCTTGCGGCCCCGAACGACCACCATTTTGTCGATCTTCTTCTTGGCGCCCTGCACCGCGAAACTGGCCGTCGTGCCCTGTTTGGTACCCTTCGCGGCCCGGACCCCTTGGGCCTGTTTCAGGGCGCCCGAGCCCGGGCGCTTCGGTGCCGCGCTCCGGGCCGCGTTCTTCAAGAGCTTCCCCGCGGCCTTTGCTCCCGCGAGCGTGATTCCGCGCTGCCGGGCCGCGCTAATAACGGCCTCGATCCCGCTCAGATCGACCTTCACCCGCACCTGGGGGCCGATCGGCTTCTTGCTCATTGCGGTACGCTCTGGGTGACGCGCTCCACGGTGACGACTGTCTCGCCCTTCTCCCGGGCCACGCCGACGACCGCGAACACTTCCCCCGTGACCTTCTTCCGGATGCGATCGGACGCCGTGACCGCGATCGACCGCCCCTTGATCCGGAGCTTCAGCCCGCCGGTCGATTGGCGGATGCCCTGCGCGATGTCCTCGCCCGAGGTGATCGCGTCCCGGGCCGCGAAATACTCGTTGGTGCCCGGGGCCGGGTCGGGCCACGTCTCGCGCTCCTCGCCGTTCCGCGCCTGGGGGTTCAGCACCCGAGCGAGAACGACGATGCGCAGGTCGAACTGCCCGGCCCGTGAGCGCGCCATTACGTCCCCGCGACGATCTGGTAATTGAGGGCCTGGGTGCCGGTCCCGGTCAGGTCGAACACCTTCACGGTGCTCGAAACCGCGGTCCCCGCGGCCGCCAGGTTGAACAACACTTTCTGCCCCGGTTGGAGCACGTGCGAGAACGCGGCCCCGAGCCCGGTGTACCCGTTCGCGGCGCCCTTCGCGATCGTGATCGGGTTCAGGTTGGCCGCCGGGTTCTCGAACAGGATCGCCCGGGGCTTGAGCCCGTCGAGGCTCACGGCCGCACCGTTGATCCCGACGAGTGCCGTCAGGTCGAGCGACCCGGTACCGGCCGCCAGCGCCTTCGACCCGTTCGCGTGGGCCGTGACGTTGAGGGTACCGGTCCCGGTGAGACCGATTTCACTGCTCAGCTTGTTGAACGTGAGACTGTTCTTCGTCGCGTCGAGGAACGCCGCGTTCGCGGGCGGAACCTCGACCACGTCCAACTTGATCCCGACCGTCGCGCGCGTGACGCTCATGAGTACGCCCCGTTCCAGAGTAAATCGAGCTGTGCCTTGGCCGCCGGTGGGAGCGATTTCGCGTTACCCGCGTCGCCCCGGTTCTCGTCCCAATTCCCGATCGCTAACAGCATCGCGACCGACACGCCCGCCGGGACGTTTTGGAGCGGGCCGCCCGCGGTGAACTCGATCGTGACCGGCTTGACCTTGCCGCGCTTCAGCGCCGGCCAGTACCCATCGGGAGGCGGGCACACGAGCGGCGGGGAGTGTTCCAACCAGGTCTGATAGCCCTCGGCGTCGAGCGTCTGCTCGGTACCGGCCGCGTCGAAGTACCGGAGCGCGTCCACCGACGCGACCGGCTCGACCGGGAGCCGGATCGCCCCCGCGATGTCGCTCGTGCAGTCGTCCGGCCACCCCGCGAGTGTGAGCCGCACCGTCTGGGTGACCCAGCGCTTGCCCGTGTACTGCTCGGTGAGTTCCCGGGCCGCCCGGATCCACCCCGTAATGAGGTCGTCTTCCTCGTCGTGATCGATGCGCAGGTGCGCCTTCGCCCGTGCCAGGGACACGGGCTCGACGGCCGGCGGGGTAATCGTGACGAGTCCGTACACGGGGCCTCACTTCGTCGCGGCCTTCGGTTTCTTCTCGCCCTTCGGCTTTGTGGGCTTCGCCGCGGCCGGCTCGGGCACTGCTGGCGCGACGTCCGCCACCGTAACCCGGGGTTCGCCGGGCGCCGCGTCGAGCGGCTCCGCGGTACCGTCCGCGATCAGCTCGAGCGCCTTGGATTCCCACGGGGGAACCCACACGGTCCCCACCGGCATGCCCCGGTGGGGCTTCTTCAATCGCACTTGCACGGCGAACCCTCTCGAATCAACCGGCGCCGAGCCGGTTTAACTGATGATCGGGGCGCGCATCAGTTGCGCGGCGCCCTTGTCCGCGGCCGAAGTCGGGGCCACGTCCCCTTCGTGCAGGTTCGCCCACACGACCGCGTAAGTGCCCGTGGTGCCGTCGCCGCCGGTCAAGTTGAGGTCGAGGTACCGCTTGCGGCCCTTGAGATCGATCTCGAACTTGAAGATTGTGTTGTCGCTGGTCGCGCTCGGGAGCGTGCTCGTGGCGCCGGTGTCGTTCGGGTCGGTCCCGACCCGGGTGCCCACGATGTCCACGGCCCCGGACATGCCCGAGTCGTCGGACTCCTGCACCTTCAGGAGCGTGGCCGCGATGTCCATCGCGCCGAACGCAACGAAGATTTCGAGGTAGGAGAACCCGAGCGTGTCGATAGTCGCCGTGGCGAACGCGGCGTTGTCCACGATCGCGCCCGGGGGCGTGACGAGCACGGTCTTGTACTTGGTCGGCTTCACGGGAGCGCCTCGCGATTAAGGGTGAGTCGAAGGCCGTGGAGTCGAACCACACTGTTCCGGGGCATGAACCCGGATCGGCCCGCGCCGCCTCCGAACGTGGGGGCCGGAGCCCCCGGAGCGGCCGTTATGCCGCGAGTTGCAGCCCGACCACCGGACCCGTGTTCGTGTTGACGCGCGGGTCCGTAACCGTGTGGTTGTTGATCGCGACGCGCTGGGTGCCGAGGATCGTCATCAAGCCCTTGGTAAAATCGTCGTTCTCGAACCCGACTTCGACCGTGCGGCCCCGGCGGTTCCCGAGCTTCGAGCTGAGGCGCAGGTCACCGAAGACGGCCCCGATCTGGGTCGCGGCCGGGGCCGCGGCCATCACGTTGACCCACGTGATCGGGTACCCGAGGAGCATCATCTCCCCGCCCCGCGCGACGTCGCCCGGCAGCGCCCCGCCCGCGGCGAGTTGCAGGCGCTGGACCGCGTTCGCCCAGAACGCCTTGTGCATGAACCAGCGCGGTTGCGCGCTCGGGTAGTTCGGGTACTTCGCGACCACCGCGTTGAAGTCGTCGAGCGTGAGCGTGGCCACCGTGTTGTGCCCGGTCGCCGCTTGCGCACGGGCCGCGGCCGCCGCGAGGATCTTCGTGATCAGACCGACGATCCCGCCGTAAGCGGCGGTCCCGTCCCCGTTGAACCCGGCCGCGTCCTCGGCGTAGGCGAACGCTTCGGCCAGGCACATCGCGACCTTGTCGCCGAGGTCGATAACGGAGTCCTCGTCGAGAACCCGCGTCATCTTGTTCATCGCCTTGAGTTCCTTGGCGATAAGCGCGATCAGATCCCACGCGGGGTCGGTCGGGCTGGGCTTGTTGCCCTCCACGGTCCAGTATGCGGTCATGCTCCCGGTCCACCGGGGCGAGTCCTTGGTGCCGCTCGCCATCGGCACGTTCTCGGCGTATTGCCGGAATACGCCGTACACGAGCGCCAGCTCCTGCACCGCGTAGTCGATCTCGTTCGGCACGAAGTACCCGGCGCCCTTGTTGTCGAACGTGTTGAGCACGGCCGAGGGGCCGGTATCGAGTGACCCGCGCCGGACCTCGACCCCGTTCGCGGCACACCACTTCTGCGCCTCTTCGCTCCCGTATAGCGTGGCCGCGGCCCACATCCCCGCGCGCTCGGCCCGCTCGACCGCGTCCGCGCCCTTAAACGCTCGCAATGGGCCGTAGTTTCGGGGGCGTGCAGCGGGACGGTTCGGGTTGGTAGAAGCCGGACCGCCCGCGTCGGGGCGGAACCGGGCGTGGCCCGCGGCGTTCAAACGGGTCGCGTCGGTCGCGATCCGCCCCGCTGCCTCGGCACGCTCGAGCCGGGCTACTTCGGCTTCTTCGGCCGCGACTGCCGCGTTGTACGCGCTATTCGCAGTGGCCCAACTCGCTTCCCACTCGGAAGTTGAGGTGAAGCCCGACGCCTGCGATTCGGCGGCCAGGCGGGTGACGTCGGCGCCGGCCTTTTCACGAGCGGCGCGCAGTTCGGCGAGGGTCATCGGCGGTCCCCAATGTGGTCGGGACCGGGCCGGAAATAGACAAACCGGCGGCCCCGACAGCGGTTGCTGTTCACGAGGTCGCCGGTTAAACGGCGGGTAAATTGGTGCGGGCGCGAAGCCCGCGTGAGTTAGAAGTATCGTCTCGACCTATGGAATTGTCAAGAACGATTGGGGGAAATTATGCCTTTGCTTTAGCCGGTGACGCCGCTAATCCGTGAATCGCGAGTGTCAAGCGAGACAACATTTCCGCTTCCGTGGGAAGCGGGATCGTTGCCGCCTGGAACCCCGATCCTGTAAGAGCCTCCAGTGCCGTCCCCAGATTTGTACCAGGAGGGAAGATATCATTCCCAATGAGGCGTCGTGAAAAGCAAACGCCGTCAATCGCGCCCGCTCTTTTTGCATCTCTCAAGAAACGCACGTGTGGAAAATAGCTTTTAACATCTTCCTTTAACCACTTAATTCGATCTTCATGAACTTTGAGCACGTTCCAGAACTGTTTGATCCCGGCGCCAGTCACCGCAACGCAATCCAAATTGCTTACGCAACCAAGCAGGGATAGGTATGTAGCCAATGTACGATTCGTTCGCCGTGCGTGCTCCCTATAAACCTGTTTTGGCAAAGTCATGATGCCCTCACAAAAGAGCGTGTGACGTTCTTACGCAGTCGGAACGATACACACTAAACACCTCCCAACCAAATGGAGAAGTGATCGCAGGCCTAACGACCAAGATCACCAGCTCGGCCGCAATCAAGGCCCTATGCTCATCCCAGAACCAATGCACGCGGCCGGGTCCGGGCAGCGCCTGGTTCGGCGTGCCTTTACTGCACAGTGGCTACACGGCCTGCACACTACCGGCTGCATCCTCGATCCGCGCCCCGAGCAACTCCGCGAGACGGAGGGCGGCGAGCCGCACCGGGTAGTCGGAGTGGTCGTGGTACAGCTCGAAGTACACGTACCCGTCCCGGTAGAAGAAGCAGGTGAGCCAGAAATGGGTGTCGCCCGACCGCACCCACACCTTCGGGTCGTAGGCCAGCCGTACCTCCGCCCCCGGCCCGCCTTAGCTGACCCACACCTGCTCGTCGCCGACCTCCACCAGCGTGTCGCTCAACTGGATGACGCGGATGTCCGGCGTGGCCGCGATGGCTTGTTCCCACTCCGGCACGCTGAAACCACCGGCCCGTCGGATGTAGAGCAGCACGTCGCGCCTCCAAAACTTCCGCGGCTCCGCGGCCCTCTGCCGCCGAACAAATAGCTCACCGGCCGCGCACATCGCAACGCTGTCACCCAACAACGCATTTAACAGCGGTCCGGTGCAGCGAGGGGTTCGGCCGGGCCACCTTCGGCTCTGCACCATTTGGCGAACCACGGCTCTTGCCGACCGAGGGCCTCCACGGCGAAGGCCTCCCGGCTCACTGCGTTCGGGACGCGGGCCTGTTCCGAACACCACCCCAGGAACGCCTCTGCGTCCACGTACACGCGGTGAGGCTTTTTCCCTCCGGCCTCCAACCGGGCCACGGCAGCCTCGGCATCCACCTGCCAACCTCTGTAGTCAGCACGAAGCGACTCTGGATCGGGGACCACTGCCCGGAGCCGCACCCACCCCTTATCCGAGTACCAGGGGATGACAACAACCAACTCCGGGTGGCTCATGTACGCCCGGTAGTAGTTCTCGGTCCCGGTTACCAGTTCCGCAAAGTCCTCGCGCTGGAGCCTCGGTTCGTCCCCGCAGTCCGAGCCGATCATCCACAGCCCCGGTCTGCCGTCGAGACGAAGGCAGTAGTAATTGCCCCCGCCATCCGTCGCCGCCATAAAGTAGGTTCGCCACCAACCAGGGAAGGCGCCCCCGGCTCCGTTAGTCTCCAGCCGCTCCGACAGGTTGTACGAGACCACTCGCTCTGGTGTCACGAATACCGAATCGACGTAGTGGTTATCGCCGCGGTAGTCGCGGGCCAGTTCGAGCAAGGTCGGCCCGGAGGCTGACATCACGCGGCGGTATTCAGTGGGGAGTGTGATACCCAATCTCGTCTCGATGTGGGCAAAGTCGGCCTCTGTCATCCGCTGTGGCCTCCGCCGCCGAACCCTGTTTATGCCGGTCGGCATAACACGCCGAGGGTAGCCGTTTCCAAGTGGGAACGCAACGATCTGGTCCGTGTTATGCCGACCGGCGTCGATTGCGAGCGGGCGAAACACTTCTCCATATGCCGGGGGGTATTTAGCCGCAGGTGGCAAGTTTCACGCGGTCGGCAGCCCGTTCGCCACCAGGTCCGCCGCAACCTTGCGCTTCGTCTTCGCGGTCCGGGCCGCGTTGATCTCGTTCACCACCTGCTCGAGCGTGGCCACGCGGTCCGCCATTTTCAGCTCGACCGCCTCGGCCGCCAATCGCATCCGCCCCTGGCCGAAGTCGCGCTCGACCCGATCGGCCTTCACCCCGCGCCCCTTTGCTACCGCGCCGACGAACATCGCGTAATACTCGTTCACGACGCGCTGCATCTCGTCTCGCGCTCCCGGGGTGAGAGGGTACTCGGCCGCGCCCTCAGCTTTGTACGTGCCTGCGGTGATGTAAGTCGTTTTGTACCCGAGCTTCTCGTCGAACGCGGAAACGTCGGTGTGCGCCCACACCACGCCCACGCTCCCGACCTGGCCGGCCGGAGTTACCGCGATCGTGTGGGCCTGGGTCGCGATCCAGTACGCCGCGGACGCCGCCACGTGGTTCGCAACCGCGTAGATCGGTTTCGACTTCCGCGCCGCGAGGATCTTCGCGGCCGCTTCGGGCATCCCGAATACGCTTCCCCCGGGGCTGTCGATGTCGAGCACGATCGCTTCGGCCTGGGGATCGGCCGCCGCCTGCTCAACCGCTCGGCCCACGCCCTCGGCGCTCGCGCCCCCGGACCACGACGCGAACACGCTCGGGCGCGGGGTGATGGTCCCGTGAACCGGGATGATCGCCGCGGCCCCTTGGAGCTTGTACGGCTTTTTCTCTTGCGACGATGACGGTTCAAAATCGCTGTCGTCGAACGCGAGCGACTCAGCCTTTTGTGCCCCGCCCGCGACCCGGCGCCACAACACGGCCTCGATCTCTTGGAGCTTCGAGGGGATGATGGCCCACGGTGAGCCGTAGAACGCGGCGAGCACGTGCGGATAGCTACGCTTCATTGGGTGACTCCAAGAGGATGTGCGCGAGGTCTTTCGGGAGCCGAACTTCCTGGTCCGCGACCAGGGCCGCGACGGACGCCGCGAGGGTTTTCGGTGTGGCCTCGTTGCTCACGGTCGCGTACTCGGCCGCGATCGTCTCGAACAGCCAGTCGGCCCCTTGGCCCTTGAGCGACTTCCCGTTCCCGTTCGCGGCCGTGGCCATTTCCTCGGCCGCGAGCAGTTCGGCCCGGAACACGGTCGCGTGCTGGGCGCGCAGGCCGTCGAGGAACGCCATGAACTTCGCGCCGTCACGAGCGGCCCGGTTCGCGTGGAACGCCACGCGCTTCACGAGCTTCTTGGCCGAGGTCTTGAGCGCGGTCGCGGCCGCCGCCCGGACCGCCGGGTCCGGCTTCGGGGCGCGTGCGTTCGCGCTCCCCTCGGGCCGCCCCGGGCCGGGATCGGCGTTGTCGTTGGGGCTGTTACGGTTCCCGCCTTGACCCATGTTGAGCGGGATCAACAGTTTGTCCGCGTCGCCCTCGTCGGAGGGCGGAAGGTCGAGTTGCTTGCGAGCCTCGTTCTGCGTCATGAACGGTTTGCCCGCGGTCGCGACCCGGAGCGTCTCGAACTTCTCTTTGATCGCGGGCCGCAACAGCGCCTCGCGGTTCGCCTTCACCTCGTACCCCTGCGCGCGTTCCGGGTCGCTCAGGAGTTTCGCGCTCGCTTCGTCCTCGAGCACGTTCAAATAGAAATCGAGCCCGTCCGCGACGAACGCGGTGTCTTCCTGTTCCTGGCTCGCGTAGTTGCGCCCGCCCGCCCCGAGCTTCGAGGCGGGAACGCCGGTAAAGTTCGCGATCGCGACGAGCGACATTTGCGCAGCGCCGGCGGCGCCGAGCTGCTCCGCGTTGAGCGACACCGCTTTCGCCTTCAATCCCCGGTCGAGGATCGCGGTGCGGCCCGCGTTGTCCAGGCCGACGTGCATGCGCTCCCAATCGTCGCGGAGCCGGGTCTTCACCTTGTCGTCGATCGCCTGATCGGTCTCCAGCAGCATCGCCGGGCGCCCGCTGTTCTTGTTGAGCGACGACTCCAACTTGCGCTGGCCGAGCGCGAGCCCGATCTCCTGAGCCGCTTTCGCCCACACCGGGTACCCGACCAGGCCGTCGAACCCGAACCCCTTGAAGTGCAACACCTCTTCGGGACGCAACCGGATGCCCTCACCCTCGCTCTCGAACGGGAACACCACGTACCACAACTGGCCGTTCCGCCGGCACGGGTACGTGCGGTCCGGGTCCATCGGGATCAACTCTTTGATTGACCCGCCCTCGCGCCAGATCGCCGCGTATGCGTTGCCCCGCGAGGGGACGTGCCCGGCCATCTGCAGCCAGAACTGGAACGCGGTCTGCTCGGAGTTCGCGCGCTCGTGGACGAGCCGATAGACGGTGTGGTCGCGCGCCCGCTCCTTCCCCTCACCCGCGTCCGATTCGGTGCGCCGGTACAGGTGCTTGGGTACGGCCGCGACCTTTTGCGCGATGAGCGAGATGGCCCGGTACCAGGCGTGGTACGCGAGCGCGGCCTCGCCCGAGGACGGGTCCGCGTCCTCGGCGAGCGACACGAGGCCAGCCTTCACGAACGGTTGCCACCAACCGTTCGCGGCCGAGCCCGCGGTCGCGCGCGGGCTATTCCGATTCGGCCCCGTGGTGCCCGGGTTCATCCGCGCCCGGAGTAGTCGGTTCAGCAGCAAGGGTGCGCTCCCGGAGGTAATAGGTGCCGAGCATCAAGAGCCCGCAGACGATCAGGGCCACGGGCCAGTACATTGCGGCCAACCCGCCGAGCACCAGCGCCACGCCGAGGACCGCGAGCAGATCCCACAAGTCGAGTACGAGCACGGTCGAACCTCAAATGAAGGTCACGGTCGGGGCACTGCTGCCCGGGTTCTCGATCACCCCGACCATCGCGTCGAGGGCCGCGGCCACGCCGTCGATGTTCTTCGCCGAGTTCGGGTCCGGCTTCTTCGGCGCGATGTTGTTGTTACGGTCCCGGATCACCTCGCAGTGCCCGATTTGCCAGTCCATCACGAGGTTCCCCGGGTGCTGAATGCTCCCGGCCCGCAACCGGCGCTCGAACTCGCACGCGAGCCCGGTCATCGTCATGATGTTCTGGCGCACCTCTTTGCGGTCCCCGACGACGCCGGGAACGGACGCCGTGCCGAGGGACTCACCCTCGTGAAGCGCCTGGGTCAGTTCGTTCGCGTAGTGCTCGTCGTAGTAGAGGCAGGTCACGTTGAGCTGGTTCCCGGTGATCGCGGCCCGGAGGTCCGCTTTCACCCGGGAATAGTCCATCGTGCCGCCCGGGGTCAGGTTCAGGTGCCCCTCGGCCGCCCACGTCTCGAACGGGAACAGGCGCGCGCGCTCGCGGGCGGTCTGCTCCGGGAGCCAGAACACGGGCCAGATCCGCAGGCACTCGTCCCCGTCCTCGGGCCACGGGAACAGGAACACGGCCGCGTTCATGTCCAACTTGCGGGCCGCGTCGAACCCGAGGTAGCACGTGCGCCCCGCCAGGTCCGCGAGCGTGTACCGCCGGGCGCCGCGCTCCCACGCGCGCTGGTCGAGCCACCGGGACACGGACCCGACCCAGATGTTGAGCCGCTCCTGCATGAAGATTGCGACCTTGCGCGGCTCGCTCTTGGAGCGCTCCCAGTCGGCGCGGAACTCGCTCGGCTTGATGAGCGCGCCCCACGCCGGGTTCGCAGCTCGCCCGTACTCGTCGAGGTGCTCGTCGATCTCGGTCGCGGTCGCCTTCTGCGGGGCCGCGTACTCGACGTGCAAGTAGTGCGGGTCGTTCTGACGGCCCGCGTTCACCTCGCGCCCGTACTTGCACCGGTTGAACCCGGCCGACGAGGGATCGGTACCGGCCGTTGAGAACGACGTCTGAAGGGGCTCCTTCCGGGAGATCCCGGCGCGCCCCACGGCTTCCATCATCTGCTGATTGACGACGTGCATTTCGTCGATCGTGACCGAGCCGTTGTACCCGTGCTTCGAGTCGGCCCCGCGCTTGTTGTCGCCGGTCACCACCGAGAGAACCGAGTTGCTCGGGAGGTGCGAGATTTGGAGCGTGGTCTTGTTGATCTTGCAGTCGTCGTCGAGGGCTGGGGACATCAGAACCATGTTGATCGCGTGCGTCTGCGCGATGCGCGCTTGCGTCCCGTCGTGGGCCATCATGTACACCTTCTGGCCCGGCTCGTTGTCGCCGCACAGGAGGTACAGGTTGTAGGCCGCGGCGAGGGGCGACTTGCCGTTCTTCTTCGCCTTCCAGAGCCCCGCGTGCGTGAACCGGCGAATCCAACCGTCCCATTCGTCGGACCAACGCACCCACGAGAACAAACGCATCAGGAACTCGCGCTGCGCGGGGTACAGCTCGAGCGGTTGGCCCGCGCGATCGCCCTCGTACAGACAGCAGTTCCCTTCGATCCAGTTGCACACGAACTCGCCGCGCTCCCCGTCGAAACGCATCCCGGCCTTGGCCGCGCGTTCGTCCGCCTTGGTGCGAATCCAGTTCTTCGTGTCGCGGTCGATTATCAAGGTTACTTCCCCTTTTTCTTCGGCGGCCCGGCCTTATCGAGCGCCGTCTTCGGCCGGGTTGCGACCTTCGCTTTCGCCGGCCCGGTCGCCTCGACGTGCAGTTGCGCGCGGTCCGCGGGCGTCAGCCCGAAGCGCTTCGCCAACCGGTCGAACGTCGCCGCGGCCGTGCTCGCCGCGTTCATCAGCCGGCCGTACTCGAGCGTGCCGGGTTTGGCCTTATCGAGCACTTCGCCGACCCGCTGAATCCGAGCCCACCAACGACACAGTTCGGCGAGCTGCTCGGTGTCCCGGTCCCGAACGATACCCGCGAGGACAGCAACAACCCGGTCCCAACACTGACCCGCCGGCCCCTGGAGATCGGCCGGTTTCGTGGGCGTTTGCACAGACGCCGAGTCGTCGGGCTTCACCCCGTGCCGATCGGCGCGATACGTCCCGTCGAGTACATGCTTCTCGATCGGCTTCCGGTGTCGTCCCATACTCCCGAGCACCTCTTCCGCGCCACCGCCCGGCACCGTACCGGGCGAAAAATGCCTCAGAATTTCGCCACGAAATATGCGAAGGGGGCCATGCGGTACTTTCGCCATTGGGGGATGTCGGCAAACCCCCTACCCTCTGCCAAGCGTCAGGGCGTTGCCCCTCGGTTCTTGGCGTGCCGGTCGCGTGCCGACCGTGAGTTGTGGCACGGTGTGCAAAGCGAACGGAAGTTGTCCTCGTCGTAACCACGTGGCCCCAACGGACCGAGGCCGTCGATGTGGTCAACACAAGTTGCGGCCTGGACTCGCCCCCTGTCAGCGCACAGCACGCACGTCGGGTGTTGCTGCAAGTACAGTTTGGACACACGGGACCAGCGAGAATCGTACCCCCGCTCGTGGCGTGTCCCCCGGGCCGCATCTGTAGTACGCGGCCGAGCGGTTGGGTTAGGGCGGTACTTTTTGGCGCGGTTCGGCATGTCGGATCAGCCTGAGATTAAGTCGGGGTCATCCACGAAGTAGCTGTCCCGCTCGGCGTCGTCGGCCATGTCGGTTAGGGCTTCGGCCTCTTCTGCGAGCTGTTCGGCCAGCTCCCTCAACTCGAATGGGGAGAGATGAGGGGCACGTTTGCGGATGTGCTCAAGGGTGCGTTCGACGAGAGGCATGGCGGAATCCTGCATATGACTCACCTGGTGTGGGTGAATCATACACAATAGGAGGTGGCGATGCTATATGCGATTTTCGATAGGTATTGACTATCGATTGAGGGAGCCGTTTTCTTCGGTATCCGCTCAGCCGCTAGCCGGGCTCCAAACAGAAAAGACAGGATTTTTGCAGTGCCTCAACGGGCCTTGACTTGTTTCAGTAAATGCGCATAGAATACAGGCGTAACGAATGCGGAAGTCCTGGGATGGCAGCCGCGTTCTTACCGCTAATCGCATCACGTTTGATGCGAAGGCTAAACACCAGAAGGGGATGTCATGTTCGTTGGAAAAGTTCATGGAATCGGCGGGAAGCTTAGAAAACGGGTAGAACGCGACAAAACAGATGATCGCACCGAACGGCTGTTTGATCTCTGTGAATCGAACAACAGGAACCAGGTCCGCTCGCACTCGAAGTCTCGGCCGCAACAGCGGTCGGCGAGGCGAGTTGGTGCTGGAGGTGTCGGGTCGGGAGGTATCTGCGGATGTCTCAGCAGCAAGTTGTCCCCTCGTTTGGGGACTGGACCATTAACGAGGTGAAAGACTCGGTGCTCCAAGCGATTGTCAACAGCTTGAAGCGGAGTGGGTTCCGCGGAATCGCGGTCCTCTCAGTGACACTGGGGCTTGTATGGGTTGCAACTAAGGTGGTAGCGAGCGATATGGACGGGAGCAATAAGGCCATCTCCCTCCTGGGCATCACCTGCGCACTTCTAGTTTTGGGCTTGGCCGCACTATTTACGGAGAGAAATGACTATGCCACGGCCAAACAAGAGGGCCGGGACGGTTCGGATCAATCTGGAGCTGTCCTCGGCAACCAAGGAACGACTGGAGAGACTTCAGGAAGCAACGGACTCGCGCTCGATGGTTGAATCCATCAGTCGCGCCCTAGCTGTATATGAGACTCTCGTCACTGAGCACGAGCAAGGCAGCGAGATAATCGTTCGCCGTAAAGATAAAACAGAGTTGGGATTGCTGCTCGTCCCATCTTAAGGGCAGCTTTGGGCCAGGGGTGATTCCCCTGGCCCGTTTTATTAAACGTGGCTTCAAAAAAGCATGGCGCTATCAAAGCGTACAATACACGGAACATACCGGAACACGTAGACGAGTTGACTCGCTGAGTATTCGCGTGTACACATAAGCGGGAGGTCCGCTGTGTGTACTGCGCTCGCCTTACCGCTGACCGAACTGCCGCTTACGCTCATCGACCAGCACAGCCTTCACGACCGCGTGTACGAACGCGGCGAGAAAGAGGTGCGGTTCTACTTTCAGGCGCGGCCGTGCGTGTTGCCGGTATGGTGGAACGGGCGGCTACACGTCGTCCGCTGGGGTAACCACGATCGTTCCGAGCGGAAGTTACCGCCGACGGGCTGGACGTGGGAAGAGTCGGTGAGCGAAGGGAAGTGGTCTGTGTTGGCGCCCGAGCCAGTGAAGGTGCCTGCTAACTACATCTTCACGAACGGGGTGTGGGTTAAGGTGAAACAGGGTGTAGAAGGGTTGCTCGTGCGTGATCGCCAGGAGCGACCAGTGGTGTTTCTCATTTGTCGGCAGTCCACTCGCTATTACCAGGTCATGACGCGAAGCGAGTGGATGCCAGCGCTGATGGGCGAGGTGATTTGAATGCCTTAAAGACACTGACGATTTTAACGAATAATCTCAAACTGCGATTTCCCTCCCGCGCCTGAGTGATCAATATGGGTAGGCGGACGCCGTGGTGGTGTCTGGCAAACTAGAAGGAGCAGACGATGGCGGATGAGGTATATCTTGGCCCTGGAGTCCCGCGCCTTAAAGAGATGGGGGAGCATTTTGAGCGTCAAGTGCGACTGCTGACCGCTTGGATTACCGGTCTCGGGAACATGAAATGCCCTGGATTGAGATCCCCGTCCGTTTACAATGAAAAACTAATTAAATTCAAGTATCTCGGAAATGACTACTTAATAGATGCATCGTTCGATGTAATTAATTCGGATGAAAAAATCAATTACCTGTTGAGATTGGAGATAGTACAAGAATCAGCTGCAAAAGGTCTAGCCATTGGTGGAGCGGTAGCTTTCCTTGATGCTGATGGGACTGTTTTCGAGTACAATGGCAAATTGATACCAATTGACCTGAAAATCCAATCGGATGCCGAGAAATTATTCGCTTACTTAGCGATGGGTCACTGGGCGAAACCGAGTTCAATTCGCTGAACCTAAATTAGACTTCAGGTCGGGAGCCCCGCGTTGGGGTCTCCCGAATGTGACTGTCCGCACGTGCCGAGCTCATGCGGTGTCGGTGGTATTCACGCCGTATCCTTCGCGTGCTCGCTCGGCACGTCGCCGACGGCTTTGGGCACCCGCCGCTTGTTGATTTCCATCGGCCGCTCGGATCAGCTCGATCGGTGTTAATCCGGCCCGGCGGTTTGCGCCTAAGATGGTGATGAGACAACCTTCTAGTTTCGAGAAAAACGATGCGATTCTGGTGTCGATTGCGTATATCACACTCAATTGACACGGAATATTCTATTTTGATTTTCTCTTGGCGTGCTTCTTTGCTTCCTGTGATTCTGGGGATGGGGTGGCTCCATCTCTATCAGATGCGGATGGGGTGATTTCATTTTCTTGCGATTCTGTTAAGGCATTAGCATTAGCGTCATCGTCCGAGCGGGCGGAAGTGTCTTTCCGAAAGTCTACGTCTCTTAAATTGCGTATCCCTTTCATTATTTTATCAGTGATCCACAGTGAGCTAATGGCGCAGATCGTCATCCCCCCGCCTGTGAGAACTGTCTGGAAGCCTAGCCCCAAGTGGCCAGATATCAAATTATTCGTGCCAGACCAGACTCCTGCTCCCAGAGGGAAAAGGCATGCTGAACGAATCCCATTGTTCAGCAATTGCTGTAGTGTAATTTGACCAAGTTCGGGGGAATGAGAGTACGGAACCTGATATTCAAATAGCTTGCGCCGCAATTCATATACAGATTTATTTTTATTCAAATAATCAATGCTTGATAGATAAATACTCGACAGTTGAAAGTATGTCTTTAATTGCTCAATTCTATATACTGACGATAATTTTAAGTATTCATTCATTTCACTGGCCGCATAAAATTGCGATTCCTGGTACATATTTCTATCTAGGGAGCGTATCTTGCGCTTCATATCTCTTCCAAATAATATCAGATCGATTGCAAATTGCGAAAAACGCTCATCGTCCATTGATATTAACTTTTTTACATCATAATTTTTGAGTGCAATGTTATGCTTTATAGTAACATCGAAGCCAATGCGAATTAATTCCAAATCTACAATCGTGTCGCGATTTGTTTGCAAACTGTTTGCTAAAAAGCCAGATACCCCACCAGTAAGCTCTCCTGGAAGGTGTGCTGTTGTAACCCATAGCTCCGGAAGATCGGACCGGACTGAAATGGCTCGGCACTCCACACTGACGGGTTTGTTGTCATTCATGCTACTGGCCGTCCGGAATATTTGTTATTCTTTAAGCTACACCAAGCTGCTGAATGGTTCGCAGGTATTATCTTTAATAAGTGAGGCAAGTCAACTCTCAACCGTAGCTCGTGTGTTTGGTAGTTGCTTCACGATCAGCACTTCGGAAAGCTTCTCGTTCGTCTGGGGTCCGACAGCCTGACAACTCAAGCCAGTGTCAGTGCGGGGCGGGTATAGCCGCTTTATTGGCGAGTAGCGGTAGTAGCGACACCACCCGCATGTGCAGGAATGCTGTGAATCGGCAAGCGTGAGTGCGGTTGCTTCCGAACTACGGAGCTAATGCGGTAATTCCCATTGGCCTTTCTCTTTGGGGGAGTGTCGATATCATCAGCCCGCGGCCCGGCGATCCCGGACAGCAACGGCTGCGGCGATACGCCGCGGGTGAATGAGTAATGCCCGTCAACAGTTGACTCGCACCCCAACGCGACGGGATCGCATTGGGGCGCGGCAGGTGGCCCGTAAGTGACCAACCGCCGGGTCGCATTCAGTTAAAGAGCCGGAGCTGGGCGAACGGCTGGTCCGCCAGGATCGGCCCGCGAAGTCGCTCAGTCACGTGGTACGAGTACGCTCGTGCCCACTGCAAGAATCCGCGGTTGAACTCGAACTGCACCGCGTGCCACTTCAGATCCCCGGCGTGCGGCCCCGCCGGTAGGTGCATGTGGGCCTGGATCTCTCGCCCGGAGCGCATCCACCGCACATCCTCGGTGACCTGCGCCGCGTCCCGCCCGATCGTCCACCAGGTCGGGACGTGGTGCCCGAGAGTCAGGGGGAGCAATCGGCGCCAGTGCTCCCCGATCCACTTATAAGCCTTCCGTGGCATGTATCCGGTGGGATGGTTTCGCCCGAGGCACGAAGCGCGAATGAACTCGGCCGTCGCCCGGTCGCGATCATCAACCGCGTGCTCGTCGAGCCAGTCCGCGTACACCAGGCGCGGAGTGTCGTCGTCGAGGTGATTGCGGATCGCGGTGAGGAGTGCGGCGCGCTCGCTCATGCCGCACTCCCTTGCTCGACCGGCTCAATCAGTTCGTACTTGTTCGCGATGTCGTAACCCGCTGCCATCAGCCCCGCCCGCAATTCGTCGAGCGACGTGGCCACGATCGCGAGCCCGCCCCGTGCCCTCACCCGTTTGCGGTGCCCGGCTTGCTTCCTCTTTCGCGCGGAACTGGTCGTGTCCGGCCCCGGTTTCTTCAGCTCGAGTGACAGGAACCGGCCGCCGTCCGGAAGGCAACACAGCACGTCGCCGCACCCTTCCTCGTCGTTGAACCGCACGAACCGTTTGCCGATCTTCATTGACCCGGAGTTGGTCCGAATGGGCAGCGCACCCCACCACTCCAGCCACGCCACGCACGTCGCCTGCACTTCTTTTTCCAGCGTTTTCTTGATCCTAGCGCCCATCTCAAACCGCCTTTCGCGCATGAAAAACCGGGCGGCCGGTGAGGGTATTACAGCGCCTTCGCCCATCGCGCTGGTTCCACTGCACCGCATCCACCGCCCGGGTTGTGCCGGGATGAAACTCACGCCGCCAACCGACTCGAGCGCGTTCCTCGGAGCCACGCTCCCATCTCTTCCACCTCTTGCGTCCAATAGCTGGTCATGCGCCGGTGCATGAACGTCGCAAACATCTGGTCCACGATCGCGGCCAGATCGCGGACGTGTTGGAGCCGGTCCTCTTCGCGGGCACGTTGCTCCCCTTCCGCCTCGGGCGGGGGTAGTTTGATCGAGCTGAGCGCGAGCGTTTCGGCCTGAATGATGAACGAGAACGTCTCACCAGCACGTGCGACGTGGAACGCGGCTTTCCGCGGGAGCTTCCCAGCCTTCGCCGCGGCGCGCGCCTCGGGCAGTCGCGAGGCGGCTTCCGCGTTCATGGTGCCGTTGCCCGTGGCCCCACGCGGACATTCCAACCGCAACCCGCCTTGCAGCATGAACGTGATGCTCGACCCGTCTGGCACTTTGAGGGTGTCGCCCTCGCACTCCGAGAAGTACCAGAGCCAAAGCAAGAACTCGTTACCGAGGAACTGAGGTACGGTATCGGACGCGCACCACGCGGGGCGATCGTCCGGCGTGACGCCCGGCACGAACGGTGAGAGGCTCTCGTATTCGGCCTTGGGGAACAGGTCCATCGCGAGCCCCGCCGCGTCGATCGGCTCGAGCTTGCCGGCGAGCTGCTCTTGCTGGGTCAGGCTCGATAGGAACGTTTGGTCCCAGAGGTGTTGGAACCGCGCCCCGTCCGCCCCGCTGGTCGAGCCGAGGAACGCGGTGTTGTTCACCGCATCCCACATGCACGGGGCGAGCTTCCATTTCCGGTACCGGCCGTCCTTCGCTTCCTGTTCGAGCCGTTCCCGTGCGATGGATTTCGCCTCGCGCTTCTGCCGCATGCTCGGCAGCCCGCTCGGGTTGTCCTTGCTCAGCGCCTTCAGCTCGGTTTCGTAGTACGCCTTGAAGCGCTCCGGCGGGAACCGATCGGTTTGGGCGCAGTAGTCGAACAGCAAGTGGTCCGTGTAGACGTTCTTTTCCTGGGTGAAATCCTTGTCCCAGATGTGCCGTCCGGCGGTCCATCCGGTCTCGACACCATCGGCCGCCGCCGGCTTGTCTCGCCCGGCCGCGTAATCCTTCAGCCGTGTGAGGTGTGTGCCATCGAACAGGCGCGGCTTCGCGCCCTCGACTCGAAATCTCTGGAACGCAAGTGAGCCACTGAGGAACGACATTGCATGTCTCCGGGAATGCGGTGGTGAGGGATCAGGCGCGGTCGCCGGTGTCCGCGATGCGGAGCACGTTCGGGCGGGCCGGGAACGGCAAGATCGTAGGTTCGGCGGTAAGCCGATCGTGCCAGGTCTTCACCTCGGCGCGGGCCGAGCGGATGTACGACACCGCCCATCGCGCCTCGCGGACGACACGCCGGGCGTACCAGAACGCCGCGGTCGAGGTGAGCAGGGACAGCACACAGAGCGCGATCAAGAACGTGAGCATGGGTTAGGCTTCCAAAGGGGGAACAGATTCGGTTGAGGTCTGGGGTGGAACAACAAGCCGGTACTCCCACAGCCCGGCTTTCGGGTTGCCGCGGCGCTGGGCATCGACCCGGAACAGGCCGAACTTGGCTTTCCGCAAGTCCCGAACACGGGTACCGATGCTCGTCTCCGGGTCGAGTTTGCCGTTGAACATGAGCGCGATTCGGGCCTGGATCTCCGAAACGGTGAGCCACTGGCCGCATCGCATCACGGTGAGGACTCGCTCCTGCTGCGTGTCGGCCCGCTCACCGTCGAGGGCCGGGTCGAAGGTCGCGCCGTCGCGCGGAGGTCCGGTATCGCTCATGGGTGCGATCTCTTGGGGTGGTCGTTGGTCACTTGGATTTGCGGGCCGGGGTGAACCCGTTCGCCGCCAGGCGCCGTGCGATGTTGGGCAGGTCCGCGAGCGACTCGGAGACGGCCCCGCCGCGGATCTGTACAAGCTCGGCCCGCTGGTGCTCGCGAAGCAGTTGCACCGGGTCCACCCCACGGAACGGCCCTCGGTACTTCGAGAGCGCCGGGTGTCGGTCGCCTTTGCGGTACAGCTCGGCGCCGGCTGCGCACGCCTTGTGGTCGCATCGGACCGGGATTGTGAGCACCGTGCGATACCCGGCTTTGGGCACCAATCGGGCCGGGCCGTCAGGCGGCACCACGACGCATTCGGGCATGGGCACATCCACGAGCCCGAGGTCGCGGCACAGTTCGCACTTCGGCTCGGGCGCCGGCCCGGGGTCTCGGGGATCGGCCGCGGCCAGCGCCTCGGACCGCTCGCGCCGCAACGCCTTCAGCTCGATCACCAGGGCGTCGGTGTGCTCGTTGGGGAACTTCGGCGTCCGTGCGTTGCTCACGAGCCGATCCGTGCATTCCCCCATCTCGCCGACGGTCGCGCCGTACTTGTCCTGAAACACGCCCTGATTTTGCACCAGGGTGCGAGCCGTCTCGGGGTTCCCCGCGGCCCCCGTCGCGATGCAGTGCAGCTTGACCCAGCCTTTAAACTCAGCGTCACTCACGATGTGCCTCCGCTGTTGCGATTCCTAAATGCGTCGTTAATCACGTCGTCGATCGTTTGTTTGCCGCCCCCGGGCGCTGCCCCCGGAGCCGCGTCGAACTCTCCCTCGAGCACCCGCACCAGCACGTCCGGATTGCTCACGAACGTGTCGAGCCGTAAGCCCTGGGGCCACTTCGGGTCTTCCCCTCGGCAGCGGGCCGAGCGCCCGGCGCGGCGCACGGCCTCCCGCCAGCGTGCGGCCCACGTGGGATCACGTAGCCGCGCCTGCCAATGGCCAACTCGGTTGGGGGTGCGTTGGATGCCGTTCGCGGATTCGTGGCCCGGGAGCTTGGCCGCGACCCATTCGCCGACCAGCTCAGCGAACTTCGCTACAGACCCGGCCTCGGGGTCCGGTCCGGTTTCGGACTTGAGATCCGGCGTCGGGGGTTCGACCGCGCCGCCCCCGGCTCTGCGGGGGGTAGGGGGGTGTCTTTGTTTGTCTTCTTCTCTTCTCTTTTCTTCTCTTCTCTGGTCACGCTTGTGTCACGCTGGGTGCGTGACATTTTCGGGACATCAGCGTGACCGGAGCGTGACTCGCCAGAACGCTGCTTTTGCTTGCGATTTGCGGCCTGTGCGCGCTGTTTTGCACCTTCACCCATGTGCCGATCGAAGCGCGGGAACGTGATTCCGCCGCCTTCTTCGGGAGAAGATTTCAACCACCCGACGGACTCGAGCGCCGCGCCGAACCCGTCGCACAGCGCGATGGAATCGAGACAGGAGCGTGACACAAGCGTGACATGACCGTGACGGTCCGCGTGCGTGTCGGCCCACACCCACACCGTCGTGAGCCGACCGATTACGCCGAACGTATCGAGCTTCAGAAGGGACGCCAGCCGGATCACGGCCGGGTCACTCTGGAGGTCCGTTCGTAGCTTGATCCACCCGCCGGCCATCTTCCCCTCCAACGTGCGTTCACCCGGGTGCTGAACCCCTGCGCTCAGTGCGGCGGGGCGCCGCTGTCGTCGTTGTTGAAAAGGTCGGTTTGGTCCGGGTCTGGGGGCGGGCCGCCGGTGAACGCGATGGGGCCGAGTTCGTCGTGCTCAACGCCGTCGGTGCCGACCTTCGAGGTCGGGGCGGGTGCGGGCTTCGGCGGCGCGGACAATGCGGCTTTGCGAGTGTTCTTGTGTGACTCGAGCTTCTCTTGAATGGGAATCGGAAGCGTCTTCCACGCGCTGGCGAGCTGCTCCAACGTGGCCGCCCCGTCCAGTAGTTTGATTGCCGCGAGTTCGGCCGGTGATGGGGAAGGGGGCGGGGGTGGAGGAGGAACCGGGACCGCTTCGGCCGAGAGCCACCAGGTGACGAGAGGCTGCCAGAACTCCGGGCCGGGGCATTCGCCGAGCGCGCCGTCCATCGCGGTGCAACCGCGCACCTTCTCGACGTGGGCCGTGTGCTCGTCCGGGTCGAGTCGCACCACACAATCGAACTCGTACTCGGTGTTCTCGCGCTGGTCGGTCTTCATGCCGACCTTCTTGATTCGAGCCTTGCCCCCGTCGTCGAGGCGCTCGTACTCACTCTTCACGCGCATGGTCGCGATCATGTGTGCGCGCGGGTCGGTGAGTGCCGTGAGCATTTTCCGCTGGTCCGGGGTGACCTTCGCCCAGCCCCCGAACTTGTCGCCCTTGTTGTCCCGGGCGTGTTTATCCACCGTCTCCATCGCCCCGTGCCAGGCGTGTGAGAGGGAGTCGAAAATGATGATGTCGAACCCGGCTTTCACCAGGTACTCGTAACACTCCGTGTAGCCCTTGGGGTTTTGCTTCTCGTGTGGGATCGGGCACACCTCGTATTCCCACTTCTCGCCGTCCATTTGCACGCCGTCGTACAACCCGGCTGATTCGTTCTCCGAGTCGGCAACGACGATGCGGGAGCCAATCCCGGCGCGTTTCAGGGCGAACGCCAGACGTAGCGCGGTGAACGTCTTCCCGGACCCGCTCAGCCCCTCCAGCGCGATCTTCAACGGCCGGCGCTGGCGCTTCGCTTTACGTACCTCGAACGCGGACATAACGAGCCCTCTGTGAGCAGTGGTGTTGATGGGGGGTAGGTCAGAACGGGATCGGGCCGACGTAGTGGAGCGTGACCGCGGCGCCCTCGCCATCGACCTGACACGCGGCACGCGCCTCGCACCAGCGCTGGGCGGTTTCGAGCGAGTCGAAGATGGGGCTTTGATGGAACCGGTGCGTGTAGGAGAACCGGCAATCAACGGCCTGAAACCGATCGGCGCCAACACGGTTAACGCGGAATCGCGCATTCGGGAGATTAGCACTGTACCCGGACCGGTCCTCTTTCCACTTGAGGGGCTGGCCCTCTTTCCGGGCCTCACACCACGCGCTCGCGCTCGTCAGGAGCGCCGGTTTGAGTCGGGCACCACACCACAGGTCTTGTGCGATGAATCCCTCTTTTTCCGCAGCGATCTGGAACCGTCCGTCGGCGCTGACCCACGCGGTCCCGCCCGATGTTCGCGCCCATTTGATCGTTCCCTCGGGCTCGGTCGGCTCGGCCGTGGCCACCGCTTCCGCAGCGGGCGCGCCCTTATCGTCGTGGCACTCGCACATGGTGTGAGCCGGTGCGGGTTCTGCCGCCACGATGAGAGACACGGCTGCCGCGGGAACCGTCAGGACGACGCCCACGGCCGCAACCCGGTAGAAGACGATCACCCCATGCGGGTGCTCTTCGTGGATCACGTACAGGATCACGCCCCGACTCAGGGCCGGGTCCAATGTGTTGAGCAGTCGGACAGAATCGCCCGGTCGGTAGATGGGCGCGGATTTGGGCGCGCGGTCTCCCCCGGCGGAACTCGTTTGAGCCACCATCGTCTGCTCCGGTAGTTACTTGAGGCTTGATTCGATACCAGCGCCGCCCCGTGGAGTTGCGCCACGACAGGGGCCAGAGCCCCGGCCCGCCTCACGATGCGGGTTGACCTTCTCGGCCACGAGCGGCAACCGCGCTAGGCGGCCTTGCTCCGCACCTGCTCTGTGAGGTGGTCGAGCACCGTGTGATAGAGCGACGACACCTCATCCGCCTTGACCAGCACCGGCGGGTCGAGGCGCCCCAACTCCCGAGCAACAGCGTCCTGAGTGAACCCGTCTCGGTAGGCGGCCCACAGCATGAGCAGGCGCAGCACTGTTGGGCGGACGCACATCTCCGCGACGAGCACGCGGTCGCTACCGTTCGCGGGCAGGGGTTTCGGCTTGCGGCGGGACATGACGTGTTCCTGGTGTGGGCTGGGTAGTTAAGATCAGAGCAAGTCGAGATCGGCGAGTTTCTTCAAGCACGCCTCGACCCGTTGCTTGCGATCTGATTCGGTTTCCGGTTGCTGTTGCGACATTTGCGCGTGATTGCTCTGGCGCAGGAACTCGGCCAGTTCCGCAGGCGCGACCTTCCATCGCCCGCCGATCTTGCGGCCACGGAGGAGCAGCCGCCTTTTCTGGCCGCTCTCATCCCACGCCGTGACGCCGACCACGAGCCAGCGGTTGACCGTTGAGAGCGACACCTCGTATGCCGCCGCGATCTCCTCGGGCGTGAGGTACTGTCGCCCCTCAGCGGGGGATGGAACCAGTGGCGGTGACGACGGAATCTCGGTCGCTACAACGGTTTCCATCTTCGACACTCCTTACTGACCAATCGTTCACACATGGATGGTAACCCACACAGGTCGCGAACGGATCGCGAATGTGGTCTGAAACCGGTCTGATCCGAAATAATTGCGATTGCTCGCTCGGTATGGCGCTGCTGGGTTATCGCGTGATTCTTGGGAGGACACAGGTAGTATTGCATCATCGGCCCTTTTAGGGCACTTAATGACCTTAAAGAGGCCGAAAAGTTGCTGAACTAGTGGTGTTGTAACCCGAAATGACGTTGCGATTAGGACGACCGATGAAGATTATCGCTCACATGGCGAAGCAAGACTCAAAGCCTGCTGGCGACAACCGTAAGTTCAAAGTTCGCCCGCAGCTCCTCATAGGGCTCGACGTCTTGGCGGAACGAAAGGCCACCGACGTCACTGAGTTGGTGAACACAGCCGTCAGGGAGTTGTTGGAAAAAGAAGGGCTCTGGCCGCCAAAACCAGAAGGCAAAGGAACGGCATGATTGTTTTGCGTATCGTCAGCGTGGTGGTATTTGTGAGCTGCTGCATCGCCTGTGGTGGGGCGGGAAGCAAAAGTACGAGCACTTCAAAGGAGGTTGGTGCGCCAGCAAATAAGCGATCGGAACCGACGGGCTCGATCGAAAACCTACTTGCGGAGATGCGTGCTGATCCTGAAGGCGCGAGCGAGATGTACAAGGGGAGAAGGGTTACGGTATCCGCGACCGTTCATTCTGCTGATTGGTTCGACAAGAAAAGCAAGGGGCCGCACGCCTTGCTGCAGTTCAACAACCCGACCAAGGATACCGTTGCTGCATTCTTTGGCCGGCGCCAAGCGAAAGAGGTTCTCGCACTCAAAAAGGGCGATCGGGCAACTATCACCGGCACCATCCTTTACGGAACCGGCAAGCGCGGCGAACCAACCACTCTTGGCCTTGACGACTGCGAGCTAATCGAAAGCAAGTGATCGCCCATGCCCAAATATTACCGCAGAAACAGCCGAGCAACTGGCGCCTCATGCGGCGGCTGCCTTGGCGTTGGGATTATCTCTGCGGTGCTTTTTGCTTGTGTGGTTTTCGTTTGCACCGGCCTGATGATCGTTGGTAGTCGCGACAGGTCCGCAGCCCCTTCGCCGACGCAAAAGTCAATCCAGAGGTTTGAAACTGGCGACCACGACGACGAGAGACCGCCAGCGGATGCGATCGGCGGTTACCACGTCAAGGAATTCCAATCGGACGGGAAGACCGTCCACGTAAAGGCATACCAGCGCAAAGACGGCACGTGGGTTAAGGCGCACGATCGTCGGCCGCCCAAAAGGTAGCCTCAACTCACAGCAAGCCGGTACCCGCCTTCAACGCGCTCCACCGGATCTGCCTCCACTCCTAATTCCAACTCCGCGCGCAACACGGCGCGGAGCCCATACGCCACATCCTTGAGCCGGTTGTCTTCGGCGTTCGTATCTGCCCACACGCGAGCTTTCAGCGCCCGGTCTCGTACCGGCTCGCCCTTTGCGTCTACCAGCGCGCGGAGTAATCGCTCCCTCAGTCCACTGACCCGGAACGATTGCCCGTTAAACGCGGCCAGGCCCGCCCGGAAGCTCCACCCGCGATTTGAGGGGAATGGCCCCGGCGTGTCGCCCCAATCGTCCTGGATGCGACCGGATGGCCCGACTTCGGACCAGGAGCCGTCCGGGTAGAGCACGAGCACGGCGCGTGGATCGGGGTGGTTTGTTTCGCGCGCGAGTTTAGTTGCTGCGGACCAAAGCAGAGAGAGATCATTCGTGATCACAATGGCACCGGGCATGTGGCGGGGTAAGCCACCAATCTCCCGGTGTGAAGATGAATCGCGTATGTCGGTTAGGCCGGTTGTCCGTCGCGCAGTGAAGATTCCGTGAGGATGTGCGGGATCAGCCGGTTGCGCGGGCGATCCGGCGCGCTACCGCCTCACTCGGGTCGGCGTAAACGGCCCGGGTCACCTCCACAGTGTCACCGATCGCGGCGGCCGCAGCCTCGTCGCTCTCGTAGATTCGCTGTACATTAGTCGCCCGATTGTGGCGCAACTGGTGAGGCGTCCACGGTTCGATTCCAGCCGCCCGGCACGCTTCGCGTATCAACTCCGAGTACCGCGCCGAGGATACGGGCACGCGGCGAGCCTTTTCGCTGTTTGGGTAGCGGGGCGGGAAGCACCAAATGCGGCCACCCGGTCCCGGGTTCGCGAGGAACGGGCGCAGGATCTCTTGCGCCTGCGGTCCGAACCACCTTGTCAGCGGTTTGCGTTTCCTCTGGCGGTGCGTGTTTTTATCCCGCACGCGGTATGCCCATTCGGTTTCACTGGTGTCGATCGTGTCCGCGGTCATCGCGCACAGCTCACCAGGCCTGCACCCGGACAACTCGTGGAACTGAATCATCGCGGTTAGGACCGCTGCGCGCTCGGGGTTGGGATCAAGGTGCGGGAGAACGGCCACGACCCGCGCTGCGGGAACGCTCATTACTGGGTCGGGATCGGGGGCCGTAGTGCGGCCCGCCTGGAGGTGCGGCACATGGTCGAGTGCATCGGCGATGCTTGCCGGAACCAACTCCTCGGCCACGCCCCAGGAAAAGCACCGGCGGATGCGCCAGACGTTTCGGTTGATCGTGTCCCGCGCCCACCCCTTTTCGATCATCGCTTGCTGACACGCCTTGAGTTGGCGCGGTTTGAATTCGGTCACGGGCAATAGCTTGTAGAGCGCCGCAAGCACCCGCATGGCCGCGCGCTGGCTGTGCTGCTCCGAGGTTGGCTTGCCGTCTTTGACGTAGTATCGGCCGACGTGCCCCATGTACTCCGCGACCAGGTCGCCAACCATGCGCCCGCCGCTCGGGTTCACCAGGTGACTACCAGCCCCGACCCACTCGGCTTGAAATGCTCGGTACGCTCCTGCCGCCTCTTTCGATCCCCACGAACCAAAGTACCTGATGTTATCTTTCTTACCCGTTTTCCACCGCGCGCACGCCTGCCCACTCTTGGTGTGTTGGAGCATCTTCGGGCACGGCCGGGGAGGTGGGACCGGGGGCGATCCGCGCTTGGCGAACTTGTTGGCGACGGGCGTTGTTAGGGCGCGGGCAACGTCGTAGCCCTGGTGGTCGAGCCGGCTCCGAATCGTCTCCGGGCTGATCCCGACCTTTCGCGCCCATTCCTGAAGGGAAAGGGTCAAACCGTTGTGTGTCAGATAGCGTGGCTTTGGATTGGGCAT